AGAAAAATGAAAGTAAAGGCTAAGGTAAAAGTTCTTTCGCACCAGCTTGAATTTACTAAGTGCACAGCACAGTACCCTGCTCTTGTCGGTGGATATGGCTGCGGCAAGACAGAGGCTGGTATATTTCGTTTTATGAAGTTCATGACTAAATATGGGCCTATCTTCAAAGAAGATCGGCAGGTATATACTTTCGGGATATATGAGCCAGATTACAGTCTTTTTACACTTATACTTTACCCGCGCTTTGAGCAAATATTTTCATCTTTGAATGTTGACTATGTGCTAAACAAGTCTGACAAAACATTGCTTATCCCGGCTTTCAACACAAAGGTTATATTTCGCTCGATGGAGTCAGAGGAGAAGATAGTTGGTTACGAGCATGCTGACTTTTGGATCGATGAGCTTGATACATTAAAGAAAGATAAGGCTAAGTCTGTCTTTGAAAAGATTGTTGCCAGGAATCGTCTTAACAAGCCTGACGGTTCATTTAACACAGGGTCAGTAACTACTACTCCTGAAGGGTTTAAGTTTGTATATGACACGTGGGAAAGAGCTAAAGACAAGGACAAGTTTAAGATTATAAAGGGTAGAACAGAAAACAATGTATTTTTACCTGAAACATATGTTGAAGACCTAAGGTCTCAGTACCCTGCGAATCTTATCGATGCATACCTTAATGGAGAATTTGTTAACTTGACATCTTCAAGTGTTTATCCGGTGTTTGATAGAATAAACTCTTCTACAGATGCCACTATCGAGGACGTAGAGGATCGAAGTGAGAACGGTCGATTCAATGTACACATAGGTATGGACTTTAACGTTGGACACATGTCAGCCGTTATAGCGTTACATAACTACGAAGATCACGAGATATTGATAGTTGACGAGATATCTGAGCTTTTAGATACTCCAACAATGATTGAAGAGATACTTTCAAGATATCCATTATCTAAGTACAATCACTTCTTATATCCGGATGCTGCAGGTGGCCAGAGAAAATCAGTAGGAGCAAGTCAGTCAGACATATCTCTACTTAAAGGAGCGAAGTTCTACATAAGATCCCCAAAGAAGAACCCTCTGATCAAGGACCGTGTAATGAGTGTAAATGGACTATTTCTTAATTCAAAGAATGAGAGAAGACTGTTTGTTAATGTTGCTAATTGTCCTACAGTAGTAAGCAATCTGGAACAACAAGCTTATGATCCAAAGACCGGCCAGCCAGACAAAACACAAGGAAATGACCACATGCTAGACGCACTTGGTTATTTAGTTCACAGATTGTATCCAATTAAAAAACAAACTCTTTTGTAATGTGCTATAATACGTGAAACAATTAAAAACAGGAGACAACTATGAAAGTTAATTTTACAGATAATGATTACGAGGAGAATATAGGGGACCTTTCAGTTGTCGATGATCTTTACAACGGGTCTTCAACAATTAAATCAAAGGGAGCTGCTTATCTAATGCCTTTCGTAGATGAAGATCAAGTAACTTTTGACAGACGACTAAAGCTTGCAACATTTTACAACTTCTTTAGTAAAAGCGTAGATGGACTTTCATCTTCTCTTCTAAGAAAACAGCCTCAAATAGACTACAAGGTAAAGGATGAAACATTCCTTAGTAATGTCGATGGGAAAGGCTCTTCTATCCAAAGCTTTATCAATGATTTATCAACAAAAGCTATTATAGATGGAATGGATTACATATGGGTTGATTCTCAAAGAATAGATGGGACACTATCTTTAGACATGGCTCTAGATGTTAAACCTTATTTCAAGATATTAAGACGATCAGATGTGATCAACAAGTCTTTAAGCTTCGAATCTGGATCAGCGGTACTAAAGCAAATTGTTATAAGACAGACTATATCTGTACAAAAGAATGAGTTTGAGTCTCAAGATAAAGATGTTTACGTTGTTTTAAGAGAGCATGAAGGACTCGTATATGAAGAAGTAAATGGAAAGTTTAAGCTAATAGATGAATGGGTTAATGATCTTGGATATATACCTGTAATACCTGTTTACGCAGCTAAAACTGGATACCTTACAGCTAAAATACCTATGTATGACCTTGCAGAGATGAATCTTGATCATTATAATGCTTACTCAGAGTATAGATCTAATCTAAGACTATCAGCTGTACCAGTTGCACAGATATATGCAGAGCAGAATCCAGACAATAAAACAAGTAAGCAAGATAATGTTAGCATTGGCTTATCTAAGGTGCTACTATTCGATGACAAAAGCAAAGAAGGATTTGAGTGGGCTAGCACAGATAGCAATGCTCCTAAGAACTTGTTAGCGTCTGTTGAAGGCATAGAGAAGAGGCTTAATTCTGAAGCTGTATCAATCCTTAATGGAGATACATTTAATACTGCTACAGAGGCTAAGATAGCTGATAAGAACGGGAATAAGTTCCTTCTTGAGCTTGCTTATTCTTTAGAAGATGCTTTGAATGCAGCATTTAGAGTTGTATCAGATTACATTGGAAGAGATCTTTCAATCACTGTTGAGACATCTAAAGATTTTGATTCATTAGCCCTCGATCCACAAGTGGTAGATAGATATTTAGCTATGCACAGAGATGGAATCATTTCAAAAGACACTCTTTGGGACATTCTTACGAAGGGGGATGTTGTTGAGATTCCAGATTACGATATTGAGAAACAAAAAATAACAGACGAAATCGGTCAGATATAAGGAGGTCATAGATGAAGAGCATAGATGAGCAGATTGCTCAAGAGCTTTATTTTGAGAAGTACAAATATAAAGTTATTGATCAGCTAGAGACTGACTTAAAAAAGCTTTATGAAGAAGTTACAACCATGTACATTCTTTCAGAAGATTATTCCAGGTACCAGATTGAGATGTCTATTAAAGAGATAGAGCGTAAAATAAATGATATCTTTGATAATGTGGAGGATGATTCAGTAAGTGAGCTGTCGTTGCTAACAGCAGCCTTCCTTGCTACAGAATCAAGACTTCTAGGGGAGAAGTTCTCTAAAGACTTATTAAAGGATGTGTTCAAGTTTGATACTGCAATTGTGCAAGGATATACACTTTCAGAAATGATTGCATCTGTCAAAACATCGCTAACTGTAGGCATTAGAAAGTCTTTTATCTCAAGAACAGGATATGAATCACTTAAAGGATCTATTCTAAAAGGAACCTCATCTAAGATGTTCACAGCACTATCAACTTACTCTAAGTTTTTGAGAGAAGAAACACGAGTAAACACTGAAAAAAAAAGTAAGAGAATAAAAGGGTTCATCTCTTTAGCTACTTTAGACAATAGAACCTCTCCAATATGTATCTCTCTTGATAAGATGATTTACAAGATCGAAGAGTATCCAAGCCGGGACGCGATTCCTAATAGGCCTCCAAGACACTTTAGATGTAGATCAATAATAGCACGTCTTTATGCTAATACTAAGATAGAAAGAGATGCTTTAGGGGACAATGGAAAAAACATTGTTGACGGAAGAACAACATTTAACAGTTTTCTAAAGAGAAATCCAAAAACAGCAAGAGATATTCTTGGGAAGAAGCGATTTGAGCTGTTTGAGAGCGGAAAGTACTCTGTAAAAGACTTTATTTCTGACAGAGGAGTGTTTTTTACTTTAGAAGAGTTGGCTAAAAAGTAACATAGCATAACACTAACTCTATTGCATAACAGTAAAAATAACACTAAAATAACACTGATTTAGTGCCTCAAAAGCATCTGTATAGCCCTATATAACGGGTATACAGCATAATGATAATCGCTCGCATAACACTAATAACAGCATAACAGTAAAATAAAAAAGTCCTGGAGAAACTAATACATGCCACACATATCCCTCTTTTTCATACTTTCTTCTAATTTAGTGTTATTAGTGTTATGCTAGTTAAAATATAGGCTCAAAGCCCTCAATATAGGGGCCTACAGAGCATAACACTAAATCGTGTTTTACTGTTATGTTACCGTTATGCGGATTGATTAGTGTTATGCGTGTTACAATACTTCACACTACATTTCTTAGAGAATATATCTATGATTAATAATGAATTATTTGCAGTTACATAAAGTTACATTGATAAAATAACCTTAAGAAAACACAGGAAAGAGATTATATCATAACTACTACTTGACATTTTTCACATATATTAGTATCATATGGCATCTAAAAACACAGGAGACATAAAATATGTTTACACAATTAAAGAAACTACTCTCAGAAAACCCAGATGCTTTGGCCGAGCTTGCTAAGGTTGAAACAAACTACACTAAGCTATCAACAGAAGTCTCTTCTCTAGAAGCAAAAAACACTGATCTAATATCTTCAAGAGATAAGTACAAATCTTTTACTAAAACAGCTAAAGGTACATTAGGTTTTGAAGATGGGGATGAGCTATCAGAAGATGTTATCAAAAGCAAGCTTGATTCTTTGATTGAAAAGGCCGGTGTTAAAACTGCAGATGCTGATTCAGTTAGTAAGCTTGAGATAACAAAACTTGAAGCTATTCTTGAAGCACAAAAGAAAGATTATGAATCTCAAATTGCTGAGTTAAACACAAAGTCTTTCAAAGATAAATTGGATCTAAGACTTAGATCAGCAACTGGATCTATAAAAGCTACAAGTAATAAAGCTATGGAAGTTATTCTCTCTGCACTTAAAGATGGAGCTGTTGTTGAAGGTGAGTCTATTGTATACAAAGACAAAGACGGTACAACTGTTAGAGAAAACGGTGTTCCAGTTACTTTGGAGACTAAGCTAGAGTCATTGAAAGCTGATAAAGATTATACACCTTTCTTTGAGTCTGAAGCTAAGTCAGGATCAGGATTAGATACATCTTCAGGATCGAAAGGTTCAGCAGATACTAAAGATCTTTCTCCACAAGCTCAAGCACAGCTAGCTGTAGCAAGACGTCTTGGAATAAAGCTGTAACATTCAGATATCACACTTAAAAAAAGTTGTGATATACTTTTGGCATAGAAAAGATCAGGTGTGGATGCAAATGATTATTTTCATTCTATTTTGTCATGGATTTGCCAAAGAGAAAACAAACAAAAACAAACACACATAAACTAGGAGGTTTATTATGAACACAAATTATTTCGTTAGAGAACTATGGACAAGCGAGTTCATTAAAGAGAGTTCTGAGGTTCTTTCACTTTTAGAAGCTGGTCTTTTAGTAGAAGATTCTGAAGTTTCTAATATGGTAAATGCAGTTGATTCAGGTAAGAATATTCTTATTCCTTATATCCAAGAGGGTCTTTATTCAGAGGCTACAATCATGGATGAGTCAAATACTGACATCGTTTCACAAGGTCTATTGAAAGTTCAATTGTCAGCACCTATTGCATTTCTTGCAAAAGCTTATGGCGAAAAGACTATGTCAAGAATCACAGGTTCAGGTATCAATACTTTAGACGCTGCAAACACTCTTTTCAGTCGAGACTGGGGTAAAGAGAAAATGCATCGTATGATCAATTCTTTAGCAGGTGCTGTTGCAAGTAACAAAACTAACAACGCTTCTGACAATGTTGTTTCTGACAACACTAAAGTGTTTGATTATGGAATGGTTGTAGATGCACAAACATTAGCTGGCGATCAAATGAATGACTTCGTTGCTATTGCTGTACACCCAACTGTTTACGGACAGATCAAAAAGAATGACGCTGCAAGTGTTACAACTGTTTTTGACTCTGCTCTTGATAAAGAAGTTGAGCTTTATAATGGAATGAGAGTTATTCTTTCTAAAGCGATTCCAAATGACGGTACAACTGTTACATCTTTCCTTCTTAAGCCATCTGCTTTTGTATATGCAACTAAGATGCTAGAAGTACCAGTTGAGTCAGTAAGAAATGAGAAAACAGGAAATGGAGCAGGTTCTGACGAAGTTGTTTCAAGAAATGCTTTCCTATTAACTCTTAACGGTTATGACTTCACAGCGACTACTGTAGCTGGAGATGTACCAACTGTTTCAGAGCTTGCAGACGGAACAAACTGGAGCCGTAAGGTTGACGCAGGTCTTGCACCTTTCGTAGCGATCGAGTCTAAAGCGTAAGCTTAAGCTCTTCCTACACAAATTAGAGGCTTTTGCCTCTATCCTTCAAAAAACACACTCTTAAACCCACAAAACATTCTTTTTTTTAAACTTACGTTACTATTACACCATATTAAAACACAGGAGCATTAACATGGGATACGTAAACAACAATAATCAGGATCTAAGAAATCAAAAAACGTTAGGAATTGATCAGTCTTTTTCACATACTGGACTAGTAGTAATTGCTAAAGAAGGTTCTATTATCGAAGCTAGAGGTATAGCAACAAAGCCGAGAGATAAAGATGGAGATCATTCTTTAGAAGAAAGGATTGGCTATATATTAAATGAGATTACTTATCTCATAAGAAAATATCAAATAAGACAGGTGTCTATCGAAGGATTGTCTTATTCTGGGCCAAGATCAGCGTCTGTAAGACAACTTGCAGGTCTTTACTACGTAATCCTTCATGAGCTACATAATAGCAACATACGCTATCAAATAACACCGCCACTAACACTTAAGAAAGAATCTACAGGATCAGGAAAAGCTTCAAAACAAGATATGCTTGACAATGTTCCAGAATGCGATGTTAAGAAGCTAAGTGAGTTGTCAAAGCTTAAATCTGAATCTAAGAAGTTTGAGGATATTGTAGATGCATATTTCTTAGCAAGACTTGCATCTACAGACTAATCTATCTTTATGCTATAATACTGTAAAACAAATACAGGAGTTTATTATGACAAAGCATGAAGTAATAGCAAAATTGGAAAAACTTGGAGTTGAGGTAGATGAATCTAGATCTTCTACGGATCTAAAAAGGCTCTTAAAGAAGGTTCAATCAGAAGAAGTAAAGACTGAGCAAGTTAAAGAAGATGTTGTTCAGGATCTAGTTATAAAAGAATCTGTTCCAGTTGAAAAAGCTAAGGGTAAGAAATACTCAGGTATTAAAATGATTTTTGGAAAGTATGTAACAGAAGATGGAAAAGAGTTTGATTCTGTAGATCTCGCTGCTGAACATAACTTCAAATAAGGAGGTAGATAATGTTTAATTTTATTGTATATTCAGACACAACATATGAGACTGCTTCGTCTTATATATCTGTGGACGAATTAAAGACTATTGTCATAGGATCTATTTTTGTAAGCTATCCAAGCATCGATACAGCAGATACAGCAGCTATTGAGAATACTCTTATAAATGCAACACAAGTGTTAGACAGTATGTTTAATTATGTTGGATACAAACAGGATGTTAATCAACGACTTGAGTTTCCAAGAAACTTCGAGGTACCTGTATTAACTATTTCAGATGATATCAAGCTAGCTGTCGCATATATAGCTGGTGTTATTGATCAAGGGAAGATTGATTCAATAGTTTCTCCAGTGTCAGGATCTATTGTAAAAAGAGAGAAGGCGGATGTTCTTGAAACAGAATATTTTGAAGGATCTCAATCAAAAGCAACACCATTTTTGCAGAATCCATTTCTTGAGAACACACTTAAAGACTATTTAACAGCAACAGGCTTTAGAGTAGCTACTTTAACAAGGACTTTGTAATGGCTGGGTTTAATAGTTTAGCTAATCGTCTTTTGACGAAATTCGGGTTTACTGTTACAGTTAATAACTACACACAAGGTGAATTTAATGTTAACCTTGGAGAAAGAGAGTATGTAATTGAATCTACTGTTGAAGCTGTTGCTGCTTATACTAAGATAAGAACTGGAGAACTTGAGAACTTGGGCTATAACTACAATACAGGCGATAAAGCTGTGTTACTCAACGTACCAGTTGGATTCGTCATAAACGTTGGCTCAGAGCTTGTTATCGACGGAATAAAGCATACTATAGAACATTTTGAAGCTGTAATGGATAGCAAAGAAATAGCTGTGCACAAGCTCTTGATAAGGGAGAATAAAAATGACTAATCCAAGTGTTAGAGATATTGGAAAGTTTTTCACTGAAATAAGAAAAGAACAAGTTAAAGTTCTTAGAAAAGAGGTTAAAAACTTACATAAAGTTATTGTTGCAAGTACACCTGTTGATACTGGATTGCTTAAGAAAAGCTATAGAAAAAAGAACATGGGTAATGTTGTTAGGATATCTAACGTTCAGGAATACTCTCATTTAATAATGTGGGTTGGACGCGTTAGGCCTGGAGTTGGTAGTCTTCAGCTTCCTAACGGTATAAAGCCAACAATTTTAAAATGGATGTCAGGAAATGAAGGTGATCCATTCTTTGTTTTTGACAATTCAACAAATACAAGCCTTTAGGAGGTATATTATGAGACATGCAGAGATACTTAAGACCGTACATACAATTTTTAAGCGGGATTGGACTAAAACTCCTATTCAATTTGATTCATTTGACATAAAGATGGATGGAGATCCATGTGTATCGTTGAGATATACTCCTTCTAAGACTAACAAGAGGTTCTTAACTCCAGGTCCAGCTGGATATCAATTTCATGGAACAATAAGGATTTATGTCATGGAAAAGAACCCTACAAAATGTTTAGAGACACTAGACGATGTTTTGCTTCTTCTTAAGGATCAAATTATTGATAGCTTAAAGTTTACTGAGCAAGAAGGACTTGGAGAACCTGATCGATTTAATGCAGGAGAACTTTTTATAAGTTTTGTTGATTTTGAAGTATGTCAGATACATTAGATCTATAAAAGTGTGCTAGAATATCATTATCAAAATAAACACAGGAGATTATTATGTCTAATTGTACAACAGTATCAGGATCTAACTTAGCAGTTAGAGTAAAAGAGGAATCAGAATTCGGAATTAGTGAAGCTGCAGGCTTTAAAACAGTTTATGTAAAATCAAACTCAATCAACTTCTCTCAAAATGAAGTAGAAAGCGAGCTATTGACAGCAGGAAGAAGCCCTTCTAAAACAGGAAAGGGAAACATCGAAGTTTCAGGTTCTATTGAAGTAGCTGTAGATGCAGATCAAACAGGTTTTTGGCTTAAAATGCTTACAGGTGTAGTTAAGACAATTACAGATTTTGTTCCAGGGAAGCAAAAGCACACATTTACGATAAGTGATCAATGTCTTCCTTCGTTTCAGATTGAGAAGTCTTTGATCGGGTCAGACGTTAACTACAAGTCAGTAGGTCTTAAAGCAAATTCTTTTGGCCTAGAGTTCGGTGGAGAAGGTGAATTAATCGCATCTGTAGATGTTATCGGAAAGAATGAGTTCTTTACACCGATTCAATCAGATTCTAATCAAGGTATTTTTAATGCAGACTATGCAATAAATACTAAAAACATTACTCTTGTTGACGCAACAGGTTTTGAAGCTGGAGATACAGTTACAATAGAGGTTCTTAAAGCTTCTGTTGCATCTTCTGTTGCAAAAGGACTTTCAGTTGTTGAGCTTCAAACTGGAGAGGGTGCAAGCTTTACATCTGGAGACTATGTTTCTTTAGATGAAGTTAATTCAGCTATTTATCAAGTCAAAGCAATTTCTGGAGATAAAATCTATCTATCAAGAGGTGTTGAGCATGATATCGCTGCAAACACTATCGTATTTAACTCTGGAGAGACTAACAAGATAGTTTCTGTAACAGGAAATGATATTGTTCTTGTAAATGGGTTAAAGCAGGCTGTAATTGCAGCAAATGATTTTATTCAATCTTCTTCTAAAGCAGCTATTTTTAATGGCAAGACTTTTGAAAACTTTGAGGTTGATATTACTTCTGTAGATGGTGCAGTTCTAACTGGTTCAATTGAGACTCTTTCTTTTAGTTACTCAAATAACTCGGAAGGTAAAGTTCTTCTTGCAGACAAAGGTACTGTTGGACGTATCATAGACGGCAGCGTTAAGATTGAGTGTGATCTTTCAATACTTTTTGACGCAGCTAATGCAAGATTCATTGAAGAAGCTAAGATCGGTAAAGAGTTTGACATTAAGCTATCTGCTGTTAATAGCGACGGAGATAGCTTAACTATCACTATGCCAAAAGGTACACTTACTCCACAGACTCCAGAGATTTCAAGCCCTACGGCAATCTCTGTTTCTTTGAAGTACATGCCTTTTAAGACAGCTACAACTGAAGCGATAACTTTCGAGTTGATCAACACAATCGCTAGCTACTAGCACAACTAGGGTTCACTCTGTGGGCTCTTGACTTTCATTTTTTATTCATGTATAATCTTCTTATCATAAAACAGGAGTTTAAACATGAAGTTAAACACAAAACAAAAAATAGTAACAGTAACACATAGAGATTTAGGTCTAACAAGCTCAGAAGCATGTTCTTTTGACGTAAAAATTATGTCTCTTCAAGATTCTTTAGAGTTCTCTTCTCAACAAGAAATGGCAAAAGATGACGTAAAAAAGTCTTCTAAAGTAATGAAAGATATGTTTGTGTCTACAGTTACTGCATGGTCTGGAATTGAAGACGGAGATGGTAACGATCTTGAGTGTTCTGCCGAAAATAAGGCTCTAGTTTTTGAATTTGATACAGATTCTGCTATAGCTATATTGGATGCAGCATCTAAAAAGGCTGAATCTACTAAAAAAAAATAGAGGAACTTGTAAGATGGAGCTTCTTCAGCTCTAGTACTTGCTCAACATGCACAAAAGGTGCAAAAATGTTAAAAAAGGATACACCTTGTGTCCTATCATCTAAACCTGCAAACGAAACAAACTACAAAAAACAATCAGATGACACTTATATATGCATATTTAAAGTTCCTGAAGCTTCAGTTGAACAAAATATTTATGCAAGTAAGCTTACTCAGGCTTTAACGATAAGAGATTTCAATGGAAATATTGACATACCTGGCGTAATAAAGTTTCTTGAGATTTATTTTGATCGTATAACAATACAGTTTCTTCTTGAGATAATAAATAATGTTTCTAACGACTTGCGGAAACATGAACAAAAAAATTCATAATAGATATGCTATAATACATAAAATAAATTATAAGGAGGCATGTCATGGCTTTAAGATTTGAGGTAGACTTTGCTGTAAAAACACA